AAAATCATTAAAAGCCGGCCCGGAAGGGCCAAGGTTCATTTTCATCGACGCATAACATAGCGAAGAGAAAATTAAGGATTCTAGAGCAAAGGTAAACCCATTTCCCATAGAAGACATTTTCTCATAAGAGATTTCTGCCTCATTAAGGACACCACTTGGTGACCGCAATTTTATGAGATAGGTGTACCAATCGGGCGGCAGGAGCAATTTACATATCCAAAGGGATATGGTGTCAGACGCCGCTTTAAGATCTATAGTGCAAAATGAATCATGCACAGATCCGACTCGTGCCAACTCCTGATTCTTCTCCTGGTTGTCAAGGTCAACCCCGAACCGTTTTAAACGGCGGCGGAAGTATCCATCAACACCCAGTTGAAGCATCAAATTTAGAGTTGGTTCGATTGCAATAGTACGCTCAGTGTGAGCGTTCTTGGGGACAAAAGTAATTCTGTTACCCGGAACAATCTTAATGAACTGAGCCCAAAATTCCTCATCTGTCGCCTTGTCTAGCGGGCCGTCATCGCTGACGAACGCGCTATAATAGACAGGCTTCCCTATGATTTTCTCACTGGGACACATAAGAACACGCAAATTCTTAGCGTGGAATGTGTGAAGGAGGTTGGACCATCGCTCATCTTGCTTGATCATGGCAACTGCCAAGTCCTTCGCTTGCGCTGTGCAGGAGTACGGGAATTCCGAGTACTTGAAAAAGCTACTGGTCTTCCCCTCTTTTGTGCACAACGTAGCACCTGGACCATGCCTTGCCTTGTCATTCATTACCCCCGAATCGGGTACCGTCTTACCGATAACCTTTTCGATGTAGTGCTTGGCGTATGAGAACGCCGCTGCATCCAATTCAGAATAATCCTCTAGGAGTTTACCATTAAGGTTCACTTTTTTACACAAGGCTTCTGCGGAGAAGAATTTTTTCTTAGCCGTAGAAAGACGAAGCGCCTTTGAGGTCTTGAACTGGTACTTTTTGAGTAGTGAACTGAGTAGATAGCGCGCCCTAATTGAGGGTACGGTATCACTTGAGGCTATACTCTGTAAACCCCAGTCCTCTGAAAGTGACTTATACGCATTTAGATCACGATGCCTTGTGATCAAAGATAACTTGCGATTTTCAC